ATGGCGTTAAAGAAACGTGAAAGACGGGTGCCGGCTGGTGGAAGGTTAGCGCGTGAGTATCCGCAATTATCACTCGAACAGGCGATCGACTTCGTTATAAGTGCGAAGAAGTCGGAGGGTTTACGCGAACGCTCGCTAAAGGACTACGCGAAGCACTACGGCTATTTTGTCGACTGGCTACGCGAGAAACATCCGGATATTCAGTACGTCGAGGATATTACGACAGAGATCATCCGTGACCATGTCGCGTATATGAAATTCGATAAGGTGCGTTATTCCGGTCATAAGTACATTCCTACGGAGAATCAACCCGTCGGACTCTCGGACACGACAGTAAACATCCGCCTTCGTACGCTGAAGGCGATATTTAATCAGATGGAACGCGATGAACTCATCGAGGTTAATCCGGTTGCTAAAGTGCGCTTGTTACGCCAGGACGTTGACCTCACGAATTGTCTGACTGATGACGAGGTAAAGGCGGTACTTGCGCAACCTAAACAGCGTGATTTCGTTGGATACCGGGATTATGTAGCAATCGCGCTATTACTTGACTCCGGCTGTCGCGTATCGGAAATGCTCAGCCTACGAATAGCGGACATCGACTTTCAGACACGATTTATCACGTTGAGCGGGGAAGTGAACAAGAACCGTAGGCCTCGGATGGTTCCGATTTCTGCACACATAGCGAAGTTATTACTGCAATTAATAGAAGAAAACCGTCAATATTTCACGACGGACCGGATATTCATGTCTTGCTTTGGCGATCCTGTAACAGCGAACCACTTCAACAAACGACTCAAATATTACGGGGAAAAGGCGGGGGTATCAGGTAAGAAGATGACGGCGCACGTTTACCGGCATACTTGGGCGCGAGCGATGATACTTAACGGAGCCGATCCGTTCACCGTACAGAAAATGGGCGGGTGGTCCGATATACGTACGATGCGGCGATATATTCAAATGGATACGAACGATATACGGCGGAGTCACGACGAGTATTCGCCTACATCACGGTTTATTAAGAAGAGAGTCTAATAACGACGCTCATCTCTTCGGAGGTGGGCGTTATTTTCTATGAGATTATAAATATGAGATTATAAAATAGTAGGCAGTGAGAGGGAGGTGTTGTATAATTAGGCAAGCAAGGCATAGCAAAAAGCGGCCCTCTCTTTATTGAGTGGAGGTGACCGCCTATGACCGTATATGAAACGTTGTCACTTATGATAAATTTCGCAACACTTGTTTTTGTAATGACACACGGAAAATAGCCGGGAATCCCGTCAAAGATAACGGCTATTTTTCGTAAAATAAGATTGGATTAAACAGGGCCGCGCTATGTCTTGCGATACTAGCGGCCTTTTTCTTTTTGTAATACGTTACATTTTTAGTTTACACAATATCGTCCTGATTGTCATTAACTAATTAGTTAAATTGGTTTTTTAGTTAAATAGTTAAATTGGTTATTAATTAATTAGAAAAAAATAACTAATCCGTTATTCATCGCAGCCGTCGTCGGCCTTGCGTACCAAGTCCTCGAAAAATACGGAGTCGCACCGGATTTCGGTACGTGGCAAACCGGCGTTGATATCGTTTCATATGCGTTAATCGGGACTGGCGTGTACTCGACGTTTAAAGCGGAGCCGAAGGCGGAAGATACGAAGTAACGGGTATTAACGGACTCATTTGCGCGGGAGATTGCGTGAGTGGGTCCGTTTTTCTTTTAGTGACAACGTACTAGTCCGATGGTATTATTTAGGTAAACGTAAGGTGAGATGCGGAGGGGATTCTGTGGGTTCGCCGACTAGAGAGGTTCCGAAGAAAAAGTTACTATTGGTTCTCGGAGCGTTCATAGCATTTATAGCGCTACTGGTGGTCATTACGAAGATGAGTGACTCGGGCGTAAGTAGCTCGGGTGTTGCACAGGTTGAACAACAGGAGAATAACGTCTACGAAATAGGGGAAACGGCTGAGTTAGGTAACTTTGCTATATCAATCGACCACATTACATATAAAATAGAGGGAAGTAACCATTTTTTAGAACTTAATGCTTCGGTAAAGAACACAGGAGATAAGGCTCAAAGGGTGTCTTCAAACATGTTTGCGCTTATAGATGACATGGACAAAAACTATCAGGCGGATATAGGAAAAAGCGACATCACAAAATTAACCGTTAATCCAGGTATTACGCAAAAGGGAAAAGTTGTATTCGAAGTTCCCAAAGATGTGTCCGGTTTCTTCGTTGCTGTAGGTCCGGATTCGCTCGACTTAGGCGGGGCAGATTACGTATATTTCGATGCGCGTTCTGACCGTAAATAAGCGCCGTAACTCCGTTCCGAATACCCATGTAAGGGTAGCGCCATAAACGCCTAATTTCACGTAAAAAGCCCGCTATCCTCTGCGTTGAGGACGCGGGTTTTTTCTTTGTTTATCTGATTAATATTTATCCGATAGAAACATATTCGCCGGTATATCTGTATTCTGAAGCGCCACCGCCTCCGCCATGTCCTCTTGAGCTTCTAGCAAATGCATGAACCTTAAATGTTCTTGGGAGTTCTATCCCAGTTCCCGGTAATATTTCTACAAAGTCTTCGAAAACTCTCTCGTCCCGGTTCTCAGATCCGCGTTCAACAAGGGCTTCGACCTTAATTTTATCTTTGTTAATGACGAAACCGTCAGGCGCAGTTACACTTTGCCAAGGCCCCCATTCCGACTTTCTTGATCCATCCCATGAAGTCGCCTCAGTTTCTGCTCTTGCTATAAGTTCGAATCCACTCATATATCTTCCTCCTTAACCTTTGATGAGATTAGAATTCCCTAAAAGTCTAAAAATAACCGTATGTAGGCGGTTTTTAACCAATTGATATATTACGCGCTAAAAAGGAACTGTATTGATCGCATTCCCTTGCTCAGTATTTCACCGTAAAATCAGCGCGTATCAGGCCGCTAAAGCCTGCGTTAAGGGGTACGGAAGGGAACGGAGGATAGGCGCTTATTTAACGAAAAAAGACCGCTAGATTAACGGTCTTCTTTTTTTGGTTCGGTACTTTCTTCGGCTCCTTGAGGTATGTATTTAATTAAATCCCCCGGTTGACAGTCTAATACGGAGCAAACTCTATCAAGAGTCTCGATTGTTATAGACTTTACGTCAACGCCGTCGTTTGTTGCCCACTGGCCTATGGTATTTGGACGGATACCTGAGCTTTTAGACAGTGCATACATACTCATTTCTCTTTTCTTGAGCATCTCTTCAAGTGTAAAACGAATCATCCGCGATCCTCCGTGTAATTAATTTTATTTTATCATAAAAAGGCTTGACTATATTAACTCATGGGGTTATCATCGTATCAGGTTATTAACGAACTGAGTTATTAAAAGTTTCATCTTTATCCCGAGCAACAACGTACTGTTCCGAAGCATCACATTAATTATTACGGAGGTTCAAATTATGCAGAAAGTCACGATAGTAACCGAATGCCTCGATCGGGACGAACTCGTCCGTTATGAATACGACGGAATCCTCGTCGGCTCGTCTCACGCTCTTTACGTTGACCCATCATATAACGTTGTTCTCCTCGAAAGAGTACGCAAGTCCGGTGAAGAATACCACACGACGGGCGGTACTGGTTCGATTGTACTCGAATTAGGTGTTAACGATGTTAGTTTCATCGAAAGTATCCGCGAAATGTCCGCAATGGACCTACTTACTAAATTCATTCGCTAGGAGGCGCAATCATATGTCAATCACGTTAGGTTTCATCCGTAATCGTCGCGATAGTAACATAATCATCACGGTCGGAAGCGGCCGCGCACGTCAAGAACTCCGCGTTACATCGGAATTATTCTTCACTATTATACCGCAAGCTAATCCGTTTCTCTACGGTGACATTGTCGAGGCTACTCCGGCACAACTCGTCGAACTCGGTTTTGAATTGGACGCAGAAATGAAGCGGGAAGTCTTCCGCGTCGTCCGTCCGCTAGTTACTCCGGCTCAAGTCCGCTACGTACTCGATCCGACTACGGGAAACTACATACTTCGATACGTCGGTACGCGTCAGGAACTCGCCATACAGCCACGGGCGTTCTGGCGGATAACCAAAGTCAATCAGCGGTCGCCGCTCGGTAGTTTAACGTTGTCAATGGACGTCATGAGTGAACTCGGATTCATCGTAGGGAAGGGAGGCGTCCAGGTTGAACGTAACAGTAAATTCGCCAGCTACGCGTAACATCGTATTGTCACGTAAGGTTCGTAAACGCATCGTCGCTGTACTCAAGTTTATCTACGCTGTCGTGTTGGTTGCGCGAGAGGTGTTGACATAATGACGTACCTAGAAATATTCACGGATTATCGGCTTGGTTCGGAAACGACGGGCGAGGCGCTAATGATCGCGTTCCGTTTCTATACACTCGCGGTCGGTAACGTATTAGAGAGTCCGCATTTCACCGACGCGGAGCGGATTGAAGCACTTAAGGAACTGCATGTAGCGTTTAACAACGTATTTCCAAAAGTAGGCGTTTCTTAATGGCGGCCGATCACTGTTATAGATGCATCGTCGAGTTCGGAGACATCCGCATGACCTTTCCGGTGTACGCACCGCGCCAGCTTACGAAGGACGAACTCTGGGCGCTTGTGATCGAGCAGGCGGTTCAGAACGCGAATGACACCGGACATAACGTTACGCCTACCGACATTAAGCCGATCGGATTTAAATACGAAGGAGCGTACGAAAATGGAGACTAAATCAAACGTATTGGAGAAAGCGGCGCTTGCTTATGGTCCGTACGACTTGCCGCATATGTATGAGCTCGTGGAGGGCGTTTTGTACGATGACCGTTATTTCTTCCATCTTGAGACCGGAATTTTATGGCTCCGTCACGTCCGCAAGGTCGAGCACCCGGAGCACACGCACTTATTTATCGACGGAGACTCCGGCGGCCTTCAACTCGGGAAGAACATTCAGCGCGACTTGTTGGAAGTTGTTACGGAAGTCCTCGATCATATCCGCGCCATGAACGGGTTAACGTTTTTGGTGGATGAGCTCTTATGGCTCGAAGATCGCGGTGACATCGAATTGAATCTCGTTAAGAAAAAGGGATGACGCGCTTTCCGATGAACCAACGGTGTCCGGAATGGCGCCAAACGTTCCGCTAACACCAATGGGGAGGAGACGATTTAACACCTACCAGGTCGGTCGCCTCGCGCCAACGAGCGGTCAAATCAAATGTCCGTACTTTCCGACGCCAATCGGAGGGATCGCTATGCGGACGCTCGGCCTGCGCTAACAGGTCGTTGCTTTAAATCTCTGGCCATTCGTAGACTGCGCGCCAACGCATGTACTACGGTTTGGCCAGTTTCGATAATTCCTACGTCCGGATACGGCAATATCCGTCAGGCAGGCGTAGTTCATATAAATTTTTCATCCTCGGACGATCGGCCGGTAAATCCGGTTCAGGCACCGGTCGTCTGCTTGTTATATCCAGTAATACGCAGAATGGGAACGTAGGTTCCACTTTATTGCGAAAAAAGTTGTTCGTTAATGTGCGGCGGTAGTCACGTGTCCCGTTTTTGCGATTCCGTGTCCTATTTATATATAGGGGGAAAAATTCTCGCAGTCCTGTGCGGAGTCAAAATTCGCTGTAGATAATACTGTATCCGATGTGCGAAACGGCCGTCGGTATACGTGTTATCTATGACGGACGAAAATAAATTTCCGCAAAAATGTGTCATGAGCGGTTGGGCGGCGTTGAAGTAGGCGTACAGCGGGGAATTTTTGGAAAAGTGTGCGAGACGCATTTCTCATCCGTTGAAGTAGATGAAAGGCGGATGTGCGAAATGGACATCCGTTGTAGTTAGTACAGTATCAGGCGGAAAACATTACGCTCAACTGTGCGAAACGCGTGCGGACTTTCTATATTCTTATGTGCATAACGACGCCGCGCATCTCATATAAACCAAACGAAAAGGGAGCGATTTTATTATGTTCACAATCAGCCAACGAAAACAAGGAAAAAGTACAATCTACATTAAGAACAACGAGGAGGGGCGTTCCTTAGTTAGTCAGATTACTTCTAAGTTTCCGGACGCATCCGCGAGAATCCGCCCGCTTTTGAACGGAAAGATCGCAGTTGACGTTTATGACGAAAAAGGAGCCGCACAACTAATTGACGCGCTACTTATTGCCCATCAAAAAGGGGTTGATGAACGAAACCGGGCTCGTTGGGACGCTAAGCGTGCTTACTATGATTCTTGGCTTGCGCGTGATAATACAACTATCGACGATTATGGAGTTATATGGACCGATGACCATTCCGCCCCGCTTGCAAAGGGGTGTACAAAATGCGGCCAAGTCAAACCTATTGACGAGTTTTACGCACATAAAACAGGGCGGGCAGGAAGACGACCTGATTGCAAGGACTGCGTACGTAAGCGCGTAAACGCAGTCGGCTAAAGTATTGTTACAACGCGGCGGCTCCGTTGTGGGCTGCCGCTCAATTATCTTACGAGGGAGGACGCTTTATATGACGATCGTTAACGAAAGCAACATCGGTATCATCCGCGCAGTCTATCGGCTGTCATACGAAGAAATAGGCGCGTTGATGGGTGTAAGCGGACGTTTCGTGTCCTACGTTGAGAACGGAGCTCGTAACCTACCGAAAGTCAGGGCGAATATGCTCGAAAAGAAGCTCGATCTTACGCCGGATAAATTAACGCGCCTAACCGAGATATACCGGGATACGTTACTACCGGGAAAGTAGACGCTACAACGGTAGATATGAACGTGTTCCTACGGTTTACCTTCCGCGTCGCTACGCTCCTACGGACATCCGCCCCTAACCGGGACGTCTGTACATATTCTAAACGCGAGAAAGACTTTGGTAGAGATACACTTTCATCGTGCCATCTTTTGGGCGCGGTGAGGCAACGACCGAAGGGAGGCGGCAGTAAGTGGCGCTGTGTTGTCGGTGAACCATTGTGGTTCTGCGTTAACACTCCGTATCAATAGCTTCACTTCGTTCGCTATCTCCGTGATAAAAACCATCACGTCGAAAGTGATTTAGCAACGTAGGTGTGCTGGTTTTCTCGAAAAAGCCTTATGCATCAAGGGTTTCCGGCGTCATTCCTTAAAGGAAAAAGATACGTTTTCCCTCGCTGATGTTGTCATAGCTACTTACAAAATATAGGAGGTATGGCGATGGATAAGGTAATCGTAATTGACTCGGTTATGGGAAGCGGAAAAACTTCGTGGGCTATCTCACATATGAACGAAGCTCCAGCGGAGAGTAAATTCATTTTTATTACGCCGTTTCTTGCTGAGATCGAGCGTGTTCGGGCGGCTTTGACTCGTCGCGAGATTGTGGCACCAGATAACAACAACGCCAAGGGACGGAAGCTGTTTGACCTCAAGCAACTTATAATTCGCGGTGAGGATATCTGCGCGACACATAGTCTTTTTCGTGACGCTGACGATGAGTTGATCGAGCTTCTAACCGGTGCGGGATATACGCTGATTCTCGACGAGGCGATGGACGTGGTGGAGCGGGTGAACATCGGCGCTCAGGATATCAAGACGCTGATTAGGTCCGAGTACATTGAGATTGTAGATAACCGAGTCATTTGGTTATTCGACGAATACTCAGATTCACGTTTTGCGGACATTAAACGGCTTGCTAAAGCGGGCAATCTTTTTATCTACCGAAACCAGTTCCTTGTATGGACGTTTCCGCCGCGTGTGTTCTCTACGTTTGATAGCGCCTACTCAATGACCTATTTATTTGACGGACAGTTACAGAGGTACTATTTCGACATGCACGGCATTCCGTATGAATACAAAGCGGTTCAGAAATGCGGTGATTGCTACGAACTTGTCGAATACGATAAACGGAACGAGCGGCGGGAGGAACTGTTTCAACTAATCGACGTTTATGACGGTAAGCTTAATGATGTAGCTAAACGTTCCAACGCACTTAGTACGTCATGGCTTGATCGGGCCGACGGAGACACGATGCTACAGCTAAAGAGGAATCTCTATACGTTCCTGCGCAATCAATGCGATGCGAAAGCGGGAGAGATACTATGGACCACGCTCAAGGATCATCGCGGTACTTTGAAAGGTCGCGGCTTTGCGGACAGTTTCATACCTGTAAATACACGAGCAACTAACGAGTACGCCGATAGGTGGGCGTTGGCCTACGTATACAACCGATACCTGAATCCGCAGGAGAAGGCGTTTTTTGAGGAAAACGGTGTCAGCATTAATTTGGGCGCGCTTGCGGTGTCCGACCTGCTTCAGTGGATATGGCGTTCTCGTATCCGTAGGGGGGAGCCTATTCGTCTCTATCTACCGTCAAGCCGTATGCGATCGCTGCTAAAAGCGTGGGCTGACTACGAAATCTAAGGAGGAGAAATATGACAGCAGCCAAAAAGTTGATACAACATGGAGCAGAAGCACATCTCAAAGTAATTACCACACCACTTGACCATTATGTTTACAAACGCTTCGATGAACATTTCCGTTCTCTTCAATACACCGATATCCTTACCGCTGTCCCTCAGTCGTTACCCAACACTCGTAAGAAGCATTACGTATGGAACGCTGAAATACCGTTAGACCATCGGATACGAAGTGTTGAGGCTATACTGGCCGTCATGGTCGAGCGTTCCAAGAGTGTACATCCGACATATCGCGAGTTAACCGCGCTTGAACTATTGACCGACTTCCTTCTTGCGGAGGACTTGGCGAACGGTTTAATGCTGCGTGACCGATTCCGAGAGGAGCCGGATGAGTATAGCCAGGAATATCCTCCGTTGGGCGGCGCTGCTCGTGCGTATCAAGAAATGGAGATGAACTTCCTTACGCCAGCTATGCTCAAGAGGCGAAAAGTATGCGAATGTTGCCGAAGCTATTTCATTGATACCAGTCCCGGCGGAAACGCCAAGCGATGCGGACCACGTTGCACGCGTTGGGCTGAAATGCTCCGAATCCGTCGGCATAGAAACGAAGGAGATGAGCGGAGGAAACGCGACCAAGCACGTCAGCAACATGAATACCCGTTCTATAGCCCTTGCGAATTGGAGCACGTCAACCAGTTTTCAGAGGTGTGCTATAAGGAAGATACCATTGATCGAAAGGCCCAAGCGCGGAATAAAGGAGGACGGCAGAAGCCGCAGGGGGTGACGATGGATAGCGAACAGGTATCTACACACTTTAAACCGTATCGACCTTCCCAAAAAGGCGAAAGCGGGGATGTATCAGTCAAGAAAAGACGTCCGGAAGTGGTAAAACGTTACTTGCGGATGAAGTACGGGGATAAGCTAAATACCCCGTACAGATTTACATACTAATGAGGAAGGGAACGGACGTTCCTGACTGTTTTATTTAAAGGCCAAGTGTTATTACAAATAGGACAAGGGGGTCTGTGATAATGGACGGAACGGGAGTTCGCGGCATCCGCGTTATGGCTGGTATGACGCAGGCAAGTTTCGCGGAGGCTTTAGCCGTGAGTCAGTCTTGCATATCAGACGTTGAAAACGGCCGTCGAACGGTTTCCCGAGACTTGCGAATCAAGATCGCGCAGGTTTTCGGAACGGGAGACGACGTTTTAGCTGCAATTCAGCGGGCAAAGGAATCAACTAAACTGGCGCTTTAACAGGCGTCTTTATTTTTATACCGATACTTTAATACTTTAAATCAGAAAAGGATGGCGTGAACATGCTAAGCAATGGGGTTAACCAGTACCATACGGTCGTAACATACGCTGATGTTTCCGTGACATTCGGTGACTCTGTATCCCGCGCGTGGATTCGATTCGCTGCGCCTATGATCTCGGAAGAGGAACGGAGAAAAAGAAAGCGGAAGGAGAAACGGAAATGAGCGATAAATGTACGCAAGTTATCCATAAGCAAGAGGGCGGCCAGGATATCGTTAAGATTTATGATGCGTCCGGCATTGATACACTGACAGGGACTTGGCCTGTTAATGCAGAGAAGACACCGCTAGAAAGCGCAGTTGACGCGCTATGGTCCGGGTACTTCGAGGTACAAGATCGGCGTCACCTTTTCGGGAAATATCCGGTTGCCGTGGTGTCAAACGTCAGTGGAGCGGTGGAGCAATTCGTAACAGAATTTGAAGGGGAGGAATCAGCGTGAGTAAATTCATCAAGTCCAAAACGTGGACAGGCGGCATCGGTACGGGTGAGGAAATCGCCAGCATCGGCCCATCACTCGGATATAGTCGCCGCCAGTTGGACAAGCCGGCGAAGGTAAAGCGTAAATCCGGCGTCGTAGCATTTTATAACGATAGCAAAGGCTACGGATTCATTTCATCCGGTGAGGATCGCGTATTCTTTCACCTATCGGACTGCGAATCGTTTGATACGGCGGAAGTGCCGGTCGGCTTGCGCGTGAGTTACGTGCTGACGAAAGGTAGAGGCGGTAAGCCTGCGGCGGCGGACGTACAAGCAGCGTGAAGGAGGTGGGTACGGTGATTACTCCGGCAGTAAAGCGGCTAATGACGCCGCGAGGTTTTACGTGGTTCAGGCACATGAAATTTAAATGGTAAAGGAGCGGTATACATGGAAGACGTAACAAATCCGGAAATCCCGAAAGAACAAACGCAAGAACCGACGTGGGAGGATGAACGTGCGGAGCTCACGCAACGCCTCGAATCGCTGACATCGGAGCTACATAGCCAGCGTGTCAGTAACGCGTTCTATCGCAAGGCAAGGGCAGCGGGGGTTGACGATCCGGACGCACTGGCGGGTATCGTAAATCTTTCTGCTGTAACGTTTGATGACGCAGGGCAAGCGCAGGGGATTGATGAAATCCTGACCGCGTTTACTTCAGCCGCTAAACCAAAAGAACCGCGTACTATAGGAGGCCCGTTTGCGCCCAATTACGGTGAGCGAGCCGAAAAGACGAGTGAGCAGCGACTTGCGACAGCAGCGGAAAAGGCTCGTCGTACCGGTCGTCCGGAAGACATGGTCGAGTATATGGGCATTAAAAGAAAACTTCAAAAATAATAGGGGGAATTTATTATGACAATTTATACAACTGACTTGGTAGGTAAACGCGAATCTGTATCCGACGAAATTCTGCTACTTAACCCAACACAAACGCCGATGCTGAATTTACTTGGATTCAGCCAGCCGGTTACATCAACTACGCACGTTTGGGTTGAGGACGCGATGTTCGCGACACGTACGACGGTAACCGCCGCCGCTACCGTAGAAGCTACGGAAATTAAGGTAGCCAGCACCGAGCCATTCCGACCGCACACGATTGCAGAAGTCGGCGATGAGCTCGTACTGATTCAAGCTGTAGATACCACCGCGAATAAGATTGCGGTTGTCCGGGGGCATAGCGGTACAACAGCGGCTGCAATTGCAAAAGATGCTCCGATTGAATCGCTTTATGGAGACAGCCGAGAAGGTGCTGATGCACGCGACGCACGGTATAAGTCCAAAACAAAAGTAGACAACGTAACGCAGATTTTTGAGGATACGGTTAGTGTAACTGGTTCGGCAGAGGCGGTCGCACAGTACGGCATAGGGTCAAGCGGACTTTACGCATATGAGAAGGCGAAGAAGCAGCTAGAACTTGCGCTCCAACTTGAGAAAGCCATTATCGGCGGTCGCAAATTTGATAGCGGGGATATGCGCACAATGCGCGGCATCCGCAGCTTCATCGAGACCAACGTAACGACCGCAGGCGGTCCGGTTACGAAGAAGTTGCTTGATGATGTAGCGCAAAAAGTTTACGATGCGGGCGGCTTTGCGACAGGGAGCGCAGGCTATACGTTCGTTGTTCCTGCCGTGCAGAAGCGCGCAATTAGTGACATGGCGTTTACGCAAATTCGCTTGACACAAGCCGAAAACAGTCGCGGTCAGAAAGTCGACCACATCGTCAATGACTTCGGTACATTCCAAGTCGTGCTTAACGATAATCTGAAGCCAGACGAGATTCTGTTCGTAGACGCGAATCGGATTAAGATTCGACCGCTCGGCGACCGCTCCTTTGGTCACACGTACCTCGGCGTGAAGGGCGATTATCAGTCCGGTATCATTGTCGGAGAGTACACGCTGGAGTTCGAGCAAGAGAAGGCGCACGCCCGTATCAAAGGGCTGACCGCGTAAGTAAATAGCGATATCACACGGAGGTCCTTCGGGGCCTCTTTTTAATTCCAACAAAAACATGCGGAGGCTGATTATATGACAACAAGCAGACTTGAAGCGTTACTCGGAGCCACCACGGATTTACAGGAGGGCGTGTATATTCCGCGTTTAAAGACGGATTTTATCGTCAAAGCGCTGGATGAAGACACACTCGAACGGGCTCGCGCACAGGCAACGACAGGCAAGGACGGCAGCGTCGACGAATCGCTATTTAACCGTCTACTCATCGTTAAAGCCGTAGCTGATCCGGACCTCAACGATAAGGCGTTGAGGGATCACTACGAGGCGTCTGATTCGGCCGACGTCGTTAAAAAGGCGCTGTTACCCGGGGAACAATCCCGCATCGTACAAGCGTTGCTGAGACTGTCCGGCTTCGTAGGAGACGCGGAGCTTATCCAAGACGCAAAAAACTAATCAAGTCGGGCGGAGAAGCTTACGTGCTGCATGAGATATTTCAGCGGCTCGGCATTCCGCCCGACGAAGTCTACGCAAAGGAACGACGGCACCGGATGTTTATGTACGCGTCGATGTTGCTTCAGTTTGAACGGGAAGCAAAAGCGGCGCAACAACGATAGGGGGAGTAATATGTCGGACAATATATCGGCGGGTTTTGAGCGCGTAGTTCCGATCACGGCGTTACTGGCGGAGATCATCACGTACACGCGGCCGGGTAGCTACGGGTTCCGGACAAACCACGCGGAGCAGTACGCAACGTGGACGGAGACAGCCGCACAATTTGAAGCTTCCGGGGTTCACTCGATTAAGACCGTCGGCTACCACATGCGTCGTCTTTCGGATGCGCTTGAAAAAGCTGACGAGGCTGTAGATCGCGGTCGAAACGCAATGCGTCAGACGTTAGCGGTACACGATGCGCTGCGAAAGTTGCTGCGTGCGATCGACCGTTATCGGGAGTGGGTGATCCGTAATTGAGCTTCGATTTAATCGGGCATTTACGCCTCAAGGACGATCTATCTAGCAAGCTTAGTAGGGCAATGGGCGGCATGATGAAGTTTGGAGCCGTGGCTGCGGGATTAGGTACGGCTGTATCTGCGGTCGCAATTGCCGGGGATTCTTTGAAAAAAGCAATGGATTTTGAAAGCCAAATGTCCACGATCAAGGCGTTAACTGGTGCGACTGATACACAAATGAAGCAGATGCAACAGCTCGCACTTCAACAAGGAGCTGAAACTAAATATTCAGCTCTGGAATCTTCAAAAGCGATCGAGGAGCTTTTGAAAGCGGGAATGACTACCGCACAAGTTCAAGCGGGCGGTCTCAACGCTTCCCTTAACCTCGCAACGGCTGGCGGTCTTGAGCTTGCGGAAGCTGCGGAAACTATGGCAACGTCAATGAATGCGTTTAAGAAAGACGGACTATCTGCGGCGCAGACTGCAAACATACTTGCGGGCACCGCCAACGCTGCGGCAACCGGAGTCAGGGATATAGGATACGGGATTGCGAGCGCGGGCGGAGTGGCGGACATGGTCGGTCTGTCGTTTAAGGACTTGAATACCGCAATCGGTCTCATGTCCAATGACGGTTTGAAATCAGGGGCAGATGCAGGTACATCTTTCAAGTCTATGCTGATGTTTTTGCAACCGCAGACGAAGAAGGCTACGCGCCTATTCAAAGACCTTGGCATCGGCGTCGGCAAGGCGAATAAATTCTTCGAAAAGGGTAAGATCAAGGACCTCGCGGGCATCGCTGACGTTTTGCAGCAGACTCTCGGTAAGATGTCGGAACAGGACCGAACGGCTACGTTGCTTGATATGTTCGGTACTGACGGGGTAAAGGCCGCAACTACGTTGTATAAGGCGGGTTCCAAAGGCGTCAAAGAGTTCTACCGTCAGATGAGCAACGTTACAGCCCTGCAAGTAGCCCGCGAGAAAATGAATAATGCGGCCGGAAGTGTGGAGCAATTCCAGGGCGCAATCGAGACGCTTCAGATATCTGCGCTGCTTCCGACGATGCCGATTATCGCTAAACTGGCAAATGCTGCGTCCCAGTTTGTAACGAAATACACTCCGCAAATTACAGCGGCCGTACAGAAGGCGGTAACGACTGCGCAATCCTATATTAAATCAAACTTCATCAACAATCCGAAGTTCAACAAGCTTCCGGACTTGGAAAGTAAAGTTACCTTCGTTTTTGACACGCTTCTTGAGACGTTTAACGGCTGGTGGAATAAGAGCGGACGCGCAGGGTTTGAGACAATCACGTCAAGCGTATTAGGCGTAATGATAGATGTTGTAGAAGCGTCAGCACCTCAAATCGCAAGCGCAGCATTAAGTGTAGGCCAAGCAATCGCGTACGGCGTTATGAAAGGGATCAAGGAGCATTTTAACCTCGTTCAAGCTCTAAATCCCAATAATGCTGCGAAAGAATTGATCGAACGTCAGTATTCCAGCTATGATTCCTTGAAAAACTCGGCCATTGAGAATGCAAAGAACAATCCAGGCAAACCTCTCATCGAGGGGGGAGAGATCAAAGCACCTCCTGCGAAGACTTGGAGTGAGAAAGCATGGGGTTCCGTAGTTGATACAGGTACGGCCATCCGTAACTTTGCGACCGGATACGCAGGCGGTATCGACACTGTTCCTTACAATAACATGCCCGCGCGTCTCCATAAGGACGAGGCGGTCTTGACGAAGCACGAGGCGTCCGAGTGGCGTGATCAGCAACGCGGCAAGGGCGGCAACAACGCGCCGACCATCGTCATCCAAAGCGTCACGATCAATAGCGATATGGACGTTGAGCGATTTGCCGGTATGTTGGCGCGTAAGTTAGCAATGTAACAACGGGCGGCCTCCGGGTCGCTCTTTTACTACGAAAGGGGAACGTTATATGAATCTCGAAACGAAACATTATACTGCGATACGATATTTGTCGCTTCCGCCTAGTGAGCGTCCCACACTCGCAGAGATTGCGGAGGAGTGCGGCGTTACTCCGTCCGCCTTGTATCAATGGCGTCAGGACAGCGTATTTGAAGCGGAACTCAAGCGCCAAATCGTACGTAATAATGTCGACGACTTGCCGGAGCTTATTGCGCTGATACCGAAGATCGCAATCACTGAGAAAAATGCAGCTATGGCAAAGCTTGCGCTACAGGTTCACGGGATGCTTTCCGATAAGGTCGAGGTAAGCACATCGGCAACTGGCGGAGGCGGCACGGATATAGCAGCGTTAAAGGCACGTATCGAAGCGCTGAAGGAGCGGAGAGCCACCGATGAATAAACGGCCGAGCCGCCGCCTGCCTCTCAGCGATATTCATTACGCGGCGATTGCGCTACTATGCGACATTAAGCGTCCGAGTCACGAAGAGATTGCGCGTCGACTTGGGATTACGCGTATGACATTGTATCGTTATCGTAAGCGTCCGGACTTCCAACGGGAGCTAAAGCGTGAGGGTCGACGCCGAGCCGATGAGTTTATGCGTGAGAACCGCGAAAGGGTGCGCGTAAGGGCTACGGGGGATATCGAATGGTTCTTCCGTAAGTACGTGTGAATGTCCGTTATGCGTAGGGATGGCGCGTGGTCTAGCGAGGGATAACGTGTTACAATGATACCGATATAGCGGATTTTCCTACACGGAGCTCCTGACGCGTGCCCCCTTCGGAATTTTTCGGAGTGAACGGGTACGTGGCGGATTTACGCTATACGTTCGCTTTCATATCCAACGTTAAATATGCATCTACCTCCGTGCATAAATTACCAGCGTGTATACTCGTTAGACCTCGCTGTTATGCGGTTTTCTTGCGTATTAACTGGTAATGTATATACGGTGTATACGGGCCATTTTCGTACTCGTCCGTCAAACGTAGACGGGGCGCGGGATTCGGGCATTTACACGGGATTGCGGATTGCAAATTAACAATCTCCAGTGTATACACCCGTTGTATATTTATCCGGCACGTGGGCCAGTGCGTCCGAGTTTCCGATTCAAAAGCTAACGTAAATGAGTCGGTGAAAAACGCTGAGTAAACCGAAGACAGAGCGCTATGAGGATTAACCGCGTACCCCCAAGCGCCCCCTCGCGCGGCCCGGAATCTGGTGTACGAAAAATCCAGACAGTATTTTTTATCTCGGGGATAACCTAACATAACGATAAACTAAGCGCTTGTCTCTTCGGAGGCAGGCGCTTTTTCTTCGTTTATAAGCGTTGCGTTACGCCTTCCATTAGGGTAGAATACGATTAACGTGATTATGCGCTGTAGAGGCGTGTGATTAACAAGTAGTCATACGAATTAACAATCCCGTCCAACGCTCAAAAACGTTGATCTGACGCGGTTTTGGCCGAACGTTAGCCTAACGCCAGATTCACGATTCATAACCCAAATGCTGTAGCTACATGCGGCTGTGGTTCAAGCTTCCGTACAGCTACGGATGCCGGGAAACCGAACGAAGAGCCTTGTTAATTCAGGTTTTTCGAGTGGTGGTATGAAAATAAATCTGAACGATAATTAATACAAAAAATTGCAGATTATGTGTGGTTATTGAGTGTGCTTGAGCGCGTACAATCTTGCATGATGAACGCTAACAATTACGAAATGTAAATATTTATTTTAGGTTTGTGAGTTAAGACCTCCAGCGGTATAGTCCCGTACTATATCGTTATGGAGGTTTTTTGTGTTTTCGTTTCTGCCAGTGGGTAGAAACAGGGGAACTAGGGCCACTTTTGTTAAATAGTCTGTCTTACACTCTATGATTTTATCTTTGCTTTATTTATAATTTGCGGTTAATTTGCGGTGATTTTTAAGAAAGATAATGGTAAAATATAATCAAATAGATGAATGAATGGTTAATGATTATTCTGATGTAAAATGATGTAATAAATAGTTATTTAGTTCAGTGCATTGTGGAAGTAGGTCAATCTAGTACTTAATACTAAATGATAGAAGGGGTACACATGAAAATTTCTTCTTACAACGAGTACTTGAAACTAGATGAGGAAGGAGAAGGGAAATACTTAATATATAATAGCCTGACTAACGGGTTAGGAGAAATAAAGAAGGACTTATACGATGCCCTCGTTAATGAAGATTTTTCCTATCTAACGAATTGTGAAGAGTTAGAACATTTAATACAAGGACGATTTTTATATCTGAATCCCGTTAATGAATTAGAGATAATGGAGAAGTCATTCACTACAACTAGATATCAAAAAAGCACATTACATCTTACAATTTTACCTACGTTTAATTGTAATTTCAGATGCTCTTATTGCTATGAAAATTTGACTGAGAAAACAGGTAATCATTCTTTCACTGATCAAGTTCAGCAAGATATTTTGAAATATATAGAAAGTGCAATGGAAGCTACAGATTTGAAACATATTACTGTCAATTGGACAGGCGGAGAACCATTACTTGAATTTAAAAAGGTTACTCGGCTCATGGATCAAATGAATACTATGGCAGCGCTGAAACATATTGAAATAGCGCACTACATGGTTAGCAACGGATATTTATTAACTAAAAGTCGTGCCGTTATTTTAAGAGATTTGGGTTTGAAAAGTATTCAAATTACGATCGATGGTAATAAGGTGAATCATGATAAAAGAAGGGTTTTGGCGAACCAACAAGGGACATTTGATCAAATAATAAATAATATTAGAGATTCATGTGATTTTATTCACATTAATATACGCTCAAATGTAGATTTGAACAACGTAGCTTCAATGGAAGATTATATGGATTATTTAGGGCAGCAAGACTTTAGGGGAAAAGTGAATATTTATTTTTCTGCCACCACTGATTATGTGGCAGGAGGTTGTTCAAGTAGTAATAGCTGCTTTGCCAATCAAGAATTCTCTGGAGTTATTCTGAGCTTGTATGAGAAAGCATTGGAAAAAGGGCTTAATATTTCTTATTACCCTCAATATGTACCTGTTGTTTGTGCTGCTATTGCAGATAATTCAATTGTAGTGCAGCCAGATGGCTGGATTCAAAAATGCTGGAATACGGTAGGAAACTCAAATTATGCGATAGGTCATATTAGTAATGGTATAAATTCTAATGAGCGTACGGAGAAGTGGCTTAATTATTCCCCATATAAAATTGAAAAATGCCGAAGTTGCTCAGTACTGCCGTTATGTGGCGGAGGTTGTGCCCAGCAAGCGTTTGAAAGTATCGACAAACAGCCTGTTTGTTGTGAGTACAAGTACAATTTAGGTGAAATGCTTAAATTTAATTATCACCGACTTGAAGTATAA